CTTTCTTTGAGATTGTCACGCTCACGGAAGAGAGAGAAATATTTGGACAAGTCGAAGCGAGATTTCAACTAAGTGCCAAATGTATCAAATCGCGGAAGGGGTTAATGAGTTTCAAAGTAGTTTCTTAGAATATTAATTGAGGCTTTCGCAATTCCGTGAACTATTTATTATGTGATAAAGTAATATAGATTTAGAGGAGAATCCCTTAGATGTCAGTTAAAAAATTTAAATTTGTGTCCCCAGGCGTATTTACGCGAGAGATCGACAATTCCCAACTGCCAGCAGTTGAGACACCCTCGGGCCCAATAGTTATAGGGAGACTGCCACAAGGCCCAGCAATGGAACCAGTAAAGATTGATTCTTTTTCTCAATTTGTTGAAGTGTTTGGCAATCCTGTTCCGGGAAAAGCAACAGGAGATGTGTGGCGCGTTGGAAACTATCAAGGTCCGACCTATGCTTCATACGCAGCACAGGCTTATTTAAGAAATAGTGCCGATTCTATGAGCATTGTTAGACTAGCTGGATTAGCTAGTGAAGATGTCGGTACAGGAGGAGAGGCCGGCTGGACTGTCCAAGGTGACGTATCCGCCTCGGTATTATCAAATGCCGGCGCATATGGAATGTACCTCTGTGCCTCGGGATCTGGCGCCAAGAATGCCTATCTGGCTGCAATTTGGTATATATATGACGGTGGAGCCGTAGGGCTTTCCGGAACTCTTGCAGAAGGAGGCACCCTGACTGGTGGTGTCGGTGGACTAATCGACCCATCAAGCGATATTGGCTCTTCAAAAGGCCCAGATTATCAGGCTTATATTAAAGACACATCTGGCGCCGAAGTTTATAAGACAACCTTTAACTTTGATCCTTCTTCTAGAACATTTATTAGAAAAGTATTTAATACAAACCCCCAGACACTAGGCGGTGTTTTGCCGGCCGGCTCTTATAACCTCGGGGAAAGTGTTTATTGGCTCGGAGAGACTTATGAGTCCTTCATCCAAAAGCAACTTGATTTAGGAAATCTTGATGATAGCGCATATGGTTTGATAATGCCATTCGATAAAGCGGCTAAAGCAGACTATACTCAAGATTTTACAAAGGCAAAAACAGGTTGGTTCTTCTCACAAGATCTATCAACTGCAACGGGATCCTATCTGCCACAGAATATGCAGAAACTATTTAGACTTCATGCAACAGAACCTGGAAAATGGGTTCAAGATAATATAAAAGTTTCCATTCAAGGTCTCACTTATTCAAGAAGCACAACTGGCGCAAACAATTATAGTTCGTTTACCGTCGTTCTTCGCAAGGTAGATGATACTGACAAAGTTGTTAAAATTGTAGAGCGATTTTCAAATGTTAACTTAAATCCGTTATCAGATAATTACATTGCAAAGAAAATTGGTGATAGGTATAGCGTCTGGGATCAATCAGTAAAATTAATGAGAGAGTATGGAGAATATTCGAATGCATCTAAATATGTAAGAGTAGAAGTTAACGATACCGTTAGAAATGGTATCGCAAATGCGGATTTCCTACCATTTGGAGTAAACGGCCCAGACAAATTTGTAGATGTTGGTGTCAGCGCGTCTATCGATCCTGCAACGATCGTAGAGGATACGACAACTTCACCAGATAATCTGTCTGGATCGTCGCCAGGAAATACGATTGCCACGGGCTCGACTATTACTTCATATGCGGCAACATTAAAATTCCCAGAAATGATACTCAGGAATTCATCTTCTGCCGGCAATTTATATGCCGAAACGGATGCCTATTTCGGCATGACAGCCGCGCCTTATTTAGAGAATTCAACATTGGCGTATGCCAGTTCCGTCCCCGGAACCGGATATCCAGATTATGTATACTCTCTTCCAGCCGGCGTGACCGACGCAATGGTAGAGCCAATGTGGAGATTTTCGTTAGATGATGTGGTCCAGCCGCTTGGTAAAAATTACGCTCACTATTCAGCTTCAAGTAGAGCAGCGGGTACCTCGTATTCCGCCACAGGAAGCTGGAGAGACGTTATAGACTCTGGATGGACTCGTTTTACCGCGCCACTATACGGCGGGTTTGACGGACTAGAGATCATAGAAATCGAGCCGTTTAGGAACTTCTTGCTCGATGCCGATTCAAATAGAAATACCAATTACGCAATGAATACACTTAGGACCGCTATAGAAGTTATCGCGGATCCCGAAACAGTTAATTGTAATATGGTAACTATTCCAGGCATTACTAATACAAACATTACAACAAATCTTGTTGAAACCTGCGAAGACAGGGCCGACGCACTAGCACTCATCGACATTCCCGAAGTTTATACACCATTTACTGAAACTTCCGCAGCATATTCCGATCCTGCTAGTCGAGCGGGAACCGTCTCTCAAGCGGTTTTGAATTTAGAAGAAAGGCAAATTGATAGTTCTTACGGATGTACTTACTACCCTTGGGTCCAAATTCAAGATACTGTTACCACGAATAATCGCTTGTGGGTACCCCCTTCTGTTGTCGTCTTGGGGACGCTCGCTTCCTCTGACGCAGTTTCAGAAGTTTGGTTTGCACCAGCCGGCTTTAATCGCGGCGGCTTATCTGGCGGTTCGTCAGGCTTGCCTGTTTTGAATGTTAGTCAAAGATTGACTTCAAAAAATCGTGACACACTTTACGATGCGAACATTAATCCGATTGCATCTTTCCCGAATGAGGGAATCGTAATCTTCGGACAGAAAACTCTTCAAGTAACACCGTCTGCTTTAGATAGAATTAATGTTAGGAGAATGTTGATTTTTGTTAAGAAGCAAATATCCATTTTTGCCAACACTATCTTATTTGACCAGAATGTCGAAGTTACTTGGAATAGATTCAAGGCACTCGCAGAGCCGTTCTTGGCAAGTGTAGAAACAAGACTGGGCTTGAGTGATTACAGATTGGTTTTGGATAATACAACAACTACACCAGATTTGGTTGATCGTAATATTATGTATGCCAAAATTTTCCTGAAGCCCGCCAAAGCAATCGAGTTTATCGCACTTGATTTTGTAATTACAAATCAGGGTGCAGGTTTTGAGGATTAAAATGGAAAAAACAACTATATATAATAGAATGGGAGATTTTAATTATGGCAGGTGCTAAAGAATTTTGGACAAGCGCGGAAGTCGATCCGAAAAGAAAATATAGATTTAAAGTTGAACTATCTTCTGGGGCCGCAACAGGAACTGCCCTAGAGACTGCTGGTGTAATTTGGTTTGCGAAAACTGTCGATAAGCCTGAAATAACCATTAATACTGGTGAAGTTAACTTTATGGCCCATAAATTTTATTATCCTGGTACAGTAGAGTGGAATGAGGTTAATCTAGTACTGGTTGATCCCGTTATGCCAGATGGTGCACGAGCAACCACTAAATTGCTTGAAAATATGGGCTATCTTGGTCCTAAAAATGCCGCTGTAAATCCCTCCTCTCCCTCCAAAATACATGCTTTCCGAGTTATAATTTCTCAAATTGATTCAGTAGGAAGTGAAATCGAAAAGTGGACACTAAATAACGCAATTTTGACAAAATTGGGATTCGGTGACTTGGATTATACTTCTGAAGACTTAACGGAAATTTCTATGACATTTAGATATGATTGGGCTGAATTGGAAGCCGGCGGAAGCACGGGTATCTTCGGCGGAAGTCAAGGGCCTGTTTAAGGTTTTAAAATTTTAAAATATAGCAATATAAACATAGAGGTGAAAATTGGCTAGAAATACTAAGGGGAGGCTCGGCAAAGACCTAGAACCTTCAACCCCTTCAACTCCTGACTCTGTTGCAGCGCTGACAGAGGGAGGACTTAATTTTGCAACACCAACGGATTTTGTGGAATTACCATCGCAAGGAAGGTTTTATCCACCTGATCATCCTTTGAGTGGTGAAGAAACAATTGAAATTAAATATATGACTGCAAAAGAAGAAGACATTTTATCTTCTAAGACACTTATAAAGCAGGGTGTCGCCCTAGAAAGACTCCTTAAAAGTATTATTATTGATAAGAGAATCAGGCCAAGTGAGATGCTTACCGGAGATAGAAATGCAATATTGATTGCTTCTCGAATAACGGGTTACGGGCCAGAATATAACACAAAAATAAGCTGTCCTTCGTGCATGCAAACTGGAGATTATGAGTATGATCTTTCGGAAGTGGTGGCAGAACCGATTCAGGACGATGAAGAAGTCACCTGGACAGAAGAAAACACAATGCTCATCAATTTGCCTTTGACAAAAATAGAAGTCGAAGTAAAACTATTAACTGGCAAAGAAGAAATGCACCTAGCTAGACTTCAGCAGTCTAAACAAAAAAAGAAGTTGTTAGAAACAATCTTAACAGATACACTTAAGACAATCATAGTTTCTATTAATAAAGATTCTTCTAAAAGTATATTGGATGAATTCATCGGCGGAGTCCCGGCAAAAGATCTCCATTATCTGAGGGCGGTTTACGCAAGAAATACTCCCAATATTGATATGTCACACGACTTTGAGTGTGATAACTGTAATTATCGAACGGTCCTGGAGGTGCCGTTTACTACGGACTTTTTTTGGCCTAAGTGATGAATACATAAAAAATGTTTATGAAGAATTCTTTGCAATGAAATATTACGGAGGGTGGAGCTTTATGGAAGCTTACAACCTTCCCATCTTGATTCGCAGGTGGTTTTTAAAGAGACTTGCAGAAGAAATTCAAAAAGAAGCAGACCAAATGAAAAAATCCCAGAGATAAACTATATTTCTTGGATTTTTTACTATTTAGAGTAAAGGAATATTTTATCATGGCCAAGAAGAATATATCGGGAACAAAGCAATCTGTCGCGCTGTGGACGGATATCGATCCGTATAACTATAATTCTAGCATCCAAGAACCGGTTCAAAAATTTAAATTTGTTGTTGATTTATTTCTTTACAAGGGCACCATCAATAAGGATGGTACTATTTCAAATCCCAAGCAGTGGCGACCAGCCCAACATTTTATTAAGTCCATCGATCTCCCTACTACACAATTGGGTACCTTTGAGAATAAAATGGGTGGTATGAACACAAGCGATTCAGTTTCTCTCCATGCTCAGGACGCGAAGATCGATGATCTTACTATTACCTTTTATTTAACAAGGGCTCTGGCATTATCTTTGAGACAAACTTATTTTACTTATTATGCGGCATTCAAATCAAAGGACAATACTGGAAAGCCGATCGGTAAGTCGGCGCCAGTTATCTTTCAAACCGGAGGAATGGGCACACTAACCGTCCAAGAATATTTCAGAAGAAAATCTAGAATAGTCGTAACGTTGATTAGTTCGACAACGACAGCGAGACATTTCGATCCCGTTGTCGCCACGGAACGAGATGAACTGCCAAAACCTTTCTTCCGGCCTGGGGTTACTTCAGAAACAACTCAGATTACTTATTATAATATAACTCCCATAAGTTTAGATTTAGGCGAGTTAGCATATGGAGATTCTGAAATAGTAGAAGCTAAAATGGTATTCAATATCGGGGCTTTGGGAATCGGTGCAGAAGAAGAAACAACTCTAATAGCAGACCCGAACGCCCAAAACGGCGGCATCGGCGTCGGCGTCGGCGCAGGAGCCGGAGGTGGTACCGATTCCGACGCGGCCGAAATAATTGTAGTACCCCAACCCACCGGCACAGATGAATCATAAAATAGGAAAATAAATTATGGAAGAACAAATTTTAGAAATAGATTTAGAAGAATTGAAAAAGAACCAAAACCAGCTTAATGAAAGTTGGTTGGCTATGTATGGAAATGTTATTGAAATGATCTTAAAAGAAATGTTTGGGATGCCAATTTTTGGATCTTCAAGCTATATAAAGGGGAAACCCCAAGATGTTCGTGACTTTGCCAGAGCCGTTGGAAATGAAAAGAAGTATGTCCAAATGGCGAAAGAATATGGATTAAATGATCCAAAAACTTATAAGCAAAGAGGCAAGCTTCAAAAGGCGATTCAAGGATTTGAGAAGAGAACAGGGATTAAGTGGCCCTTTAAATAGAGGGAACAGGAATTTTTTAATTAATGGCAGACGACGATACCAAATCAATAGACGAAATTAACGAAGAGTTGGACGCGACTCGAAAGTTAATCGCGGCAGAGACAGAAGAAACCGAATTAAAGAAAGATCTTATCCGCCGTCTTAAAGAATTAAAAATCCTGCAAAAAGAATATGCAGAATCTATCGGTACGACGGTGGAAGGTCTTAAATCCCAAGCCGAAGCGCTTCACGGCTCAACCGAAGCGGGCGCAGGTTTAGCTGGGGGCCTCGGCAAACTTATTGGGATTAATAAAGGTTACAACGATACTCTTGCTGGCCAACTAAGCGCCACCATGGCCAGCACAGTTCAGCAAGGTAAATTTAAAAAACAGTTGAAGGCAACTTTTTCTCCCGCGAATTTAATAAACAATGTCATGCAGAAAATGATACAATCATCTGCGGATTTGGCCATCTCTACCGATCGCGCCATGGTAAACTTTAATAAATCAACTGGCGCCCTAAGAATGTATCAACACCAGATGGTAAATCTTGAAAAGGAGCAATTTAGAAATAATATTACCATAGAAGATGTGGCAGAATCATATGGATCAATGGTTAGAAATGTGGGCAACTTGCATACAATGTCCGAAAAATCTCAAGAATCCCTAGCCCTCACAACGGCTACCTTACAAGAACTGGGCGTAGATGCCGATACTACTACATCAAATATTAATTCTTTAACAATGGGTCTTGGAATGAGTATGGAACAAGCCACAAAAACCCAACGAGAGATGCTTGTTTTAGCTCAGGCCATGGGAAAGCCTCCATCGGAAATGGCGAAAGAATTTAATGCATCATTGCCAAGACTTGCAGCTTTCGGAAATAAAAGCGCAGATGTTTTTAATAAAATGGCAAGGAACGCCAAGGCAGCAGGAATATCCGTTGACGCGATGTTGAGAATCACAGAGAAATTCGACGAATTCGGATCCGCCGCCGATTCGGTTGGAAAGTTGAACGCGGTTCTTGGTGGTCCTTATCTTAGTTCATTGGAAATGTTAAGAAAAACCGATCCTACAGATAGAATGAAAATGCTTTCAGACGCCACCAGACAGGCGGGAAAATCATTTGACACAATGGGTTATTATGAAAGAAAAGCAGTCGCAGATGCAATGGGTCTTTCAGATGTCAACGAACTGGCCTTGGTTATGGCTGGAAAATTTGATCTTGTTGGAGATAATGTGGCGAAAACCTCATCAGAAATTGAAGCTCTGGCGATGCAAACTCAAGAATTCAATACTGTCGCTGATGTTGGAAGACAGGTGATGCGTATGTTTGCGGTTCAAATGGGCCCAGTTATTATGGGCATAAAGAAAATGATGGGTGGCTTCATTCAATTAGTTAATTATTTCCCCGTTGTTAAAGTGGCCTTCGCCTCGCTGGCAATTGCGATCGCGGCGGCAATGACAGCCATCGCCGTTTCCATCGCAATTGCGTCAGGCGGCACTTTCGCCGCTTTCCAGGCAGCCACTGCTGCTATCTCCGCACTCATCATAGCCATGGCGATGTTGTATTCTTATGTGGGAAATTTGGGAGATATTTTTGATAGCACTAACTTAACAATATCAGCGCTTAAAGTGGGGTTACTGCTTATGGCCTCCGTCATGGTCCCAATATTCGCCCCTATATACGCCCTCATTCAAGTATTTGTATATTGGAATGAGATAGTGGATTATACCATGGGATTACTCGCTCGGTTTGGAAAAGAAATAGGAGAAGTAGCCGATAGATTTTATGATCTTCAAGAAAGATTCCAGGCTCTTTCAATTTTTCAGGGCGAAGCAACTGACTGGATGTGGTATTTCACCACAGCGCTAGAGTATGCTCTTCCATACATTGTTGATGCGGCAGTTTCCATTGGTTATATGGTCGCCAATATGATTGATATCACCCTCACCCTGTATGAGCTTCTCGACAGCCTCTACTTCTTCCATCTTTTGAAGGGCCTCGCCATCGCCGTCGCTGTCAACCTCGGCGTCTTCGTCGCCGCATTAGCAGCAGTGGCTTATATATTCATAAAAGTCGCACAACTTGCGATATGGTTTATGAAGGTGTTAAATCCCCTTTATTGGATATTCCGGAGAATTACACACCTTATCACGAAGGGAGAGAGTCCGTCCACAATACAAGCCCTCCAGTGGACCATCGATCTATTCAAAACTATGGGCAGCGTCATAATGGCTCCAATAAAGGCAATAGGAGCCCTTATCTCAAAATTATCTGAATTCGCCAAGATGATCTTCGGAGGAGGAATCGTTGGAAAGGCTTTCGGGTATTTATCTTCTTTCTTCGGCGGAGGCGATGTGGGAATAAGCGCGACTGCAACCACAAAAACGATAGGCGGCGGCGGCGTCCAAGGTGCTGACAAAGCTCGAAGAGACCAACAACGAGAAAACGCCGAGACGATTGGGATGGAAGTTGGCCGACAAGTTACACTGGCCTTAAATGCACGAGACAAAGATCGAGTACAACAAATAGAACTTATGATTGAGAGCAAAACAAGTTTATCAAATATGTTTGATTTCTTTGCCAAAGGTATGGAACGAAGATTAGCGGGCAAAAGCTCTAATTTCGGATCAGCAGCAGATGCAGCAAGTGCGGGACTTTCCACTAGTTCAAATAGTGGCCAGAAAACAAGGAGTAAGAAATAAATGGGCGTAGGAGTATACATTACAAAATATCCCTTAATAATGACAAAGAGTGACCGAAATCAGGTATTTATCAAGGGGAAGAGTGGTCTTGATAGTTTTTCCATATCATATAATTTAGAGTGGGAAGGGGTCTCCGTTTATGGACGACAGGATCCTATTCAGAGCTATAAATCAAGTGGAGAAACTATGTCTTTAACTTTTCCTTTGGTGATTGATGTCGACTATCGCGAGGTAGCCGCCGACGCCGATAAGGGTACGGTTGCAGTCACTGCCTTGGACGCTTTAAATACTTGGCTTGTGAGAATATCTAAATTGTGTCGGCCAATATATCAAGGGGGAGCTATAAAACAGTCTCCGCTTGTCTTAGTTGTCGTCGGCGCAAACGAGGCCAAATTAAACTGGACCGGTGTTGAAACTACCGCTCAGTTTGGTGGCGCGCCATATATAGTGGCTCCCACAAGTTTAAGCATAGATTTCGGAGATAGAGCCAGAACTATTAGCGCCTTTACTCAAGGAGGTGGCGCACAGAGTACCAATGTTGCAGCAGAAGCCGGCGGGGCCCTGCTCACCGCAACGGGCATAGTTCCCTCTAAGGTCCTTATTACTTTTAGTGGCGCGATTCTCTATCCCGATAGAAGATATCTAGCAATTGCCGCCGCTCGCGGAGCGGATGACTCTAACGATACAGGCGCAAATGCAACGAAGAAAAAAGCTTCCAAAACGGCGGCTGTAACCGCCAACTCCGGCGCCAGCACCACTCCCATCACGCCCAATCCCTCCAGCGATTAATAAAGGAAAATAAAATGTCACTATCAAGATACGCTTCTCAATTTATAATAACAAACAATAGCGAAATTTATGACGAGCTATTTCGTGAAAGGGGGGTTACGAAAATAAATCAATTTGAAACTCCTACGATATATCATCCAGATCTCCAGGAGCTAACAAACATATCCTATGAGACAAAAAGGTGGAAAGTTGGCGATCGCCTCTATAAGGTAGCACACAGATTTTATGGAGATTCAACTTACTGGTGGGTTATTGCACAGTTTAACAACAAGCCAACAGAATCTCACTTTAAAGTGGGGGACATCTATTATGTTCCTCTTTCCATAGAGTCGATATTAGAATACTATAGGATATAAAATAGAGAGTAAAAAATGGCTGACAAATTTAAGAATTTAAAAGAAATCGATGGCTTCGATGAAAAACTGAAGACCGCCGATAATCCGGGATACAGCGCTGGCTTTGATGGTGATAAGATCATAGAGGTGCGCAATAATGGGCTAGCATTTGAAAAAGCTATTAACGCGGTAGATGGGAAAACCGAATATGAGGATCTAAATGCTCTTTACGATGCGAATCTCTCTGGCGACCGCGCGATATTTGACGCAGCAATTGAAGAAACATACGGTAAAGGATCAGCACCAGTTGTCCGAAAACTTATCGAGGCCCAAATAAAGGGCAGAGCGGCCTCTGGCGCCAGACCGCGAGATATTGATTATTTAGATACTGGAATTTTATCCTACGACGTAGCAAACTATTATAATATCCAGAAAAAAGCTGCCGTAGAGACTATAGTCGCGGGACAAGTGGCCATACTTGAAGAAGATGGCATAGAAGGTCCGGCAAGGAAAAAACAAGAAGAAGCGGCACGAGAAGCAGCACAGCGATTTGTGAACGAAGACGAAGACGGCATTCTCACCGACGCCGAGGTGAATGAGTTTACAAGTAAATTAGGAGAGTTTACAAGCCAAGAACTTAAAAAAATTGGAAAATTTGATCATCAAAACTATCTTCTCGGGCATGTAGGGGAGTTGGCGAAACTGTCTAAAGACCGCCGCGCTGTCTTCGCTGCCATCCCTGTCGGCGTCCGCGCGCCCGGACTTGGCGGTATTCGAGAATCTGATGATAAGATTTTATCTTTATATAACACTTCGACAAATCCCATTAGTAAATTAAGAAAAAAAAATAAGGGATATGGTATTCTTTCCCTCCCGACAGAAAAACTATCTCAATTGGTGCCATCCATAAAACTTTTTAAGTTATATACCACAACATCCAAAAAAATCTCAACTACTCATGAAGTAGAAATTCCATTTCCCACAACAAGCTTAATATATGCAAATAGTGGTAAAAATTTTGGTGCATCCAGTGGCATCACAGCAGGAAGCCAAGATCCTAGTAATTTTTTTAAAAATAGAGACGGATTTGGAATAAAATCTTTTGATTGGACGTTAGCCGGTAAAACGGAGGTCACCGCAAAGACAGATATAACGGCCAATTTAAATCTTTATTTCCAGGACTTCGGACAGTTAACAACTCCTAGAAAAAATAAAAAAGGTCAGGTCTTTAGATATCTTGACCTTGTTTTAGAGCAGGACGAAGCCCTGAGGCAGGGAATACAATATTTAAAAATAGTAGTGGGTTGGGCGGTTCCCTTACATCAGGGCCTTGGGTCGTTTACTTCGGAAGAATTAGATATAATAAGAGAAAATAGTATATCCCTAAAAATGACAACCACGGATTATTCTATTGTCTTTAATGATTCTGGAAACGGAACTTTCGAACTAGGCATTGAATATCGGTCTTGGGAAGGAGAATTTACGACAGATACCCTTGTTAATATTTTATTGCCAGACAAGGAAAATTGCAAAATACTGGGAGAACTTTCCAAAGTAATAAGCGATGCGGAAAAGAATAATCTAAAAAAAGTAGGTGAAAAAACCGTAGCAGAATTGCAAACAGAAAGAAACGATATAGAAAGTAAAATGATTCCTGAAACCCATACGAAAATAATGACCCTCCTAACAGACAGCGAATCTATATATCATATGTCTCTTAACCTCAAGGAGGTTTTTGATTTCCAGGGAGTTGATGATGTGACCTCCAGCAATGTTATCACGATCAAAAATCAAAAGGAAGCAAAGGTCATCAACTCGCTAGCTACGAAAATAGCCGCAGGAGAAGAAGAGCCAGAGACGGACGCGGACACAGAAGGAAATGTAGATATCTATTATACTTTTCTGGGAGACATAATTCAGGCAGCTATGATAAATTCTTTGGACGTGGACAAACTCAAGCTTTTAAATAAAAGCGATGCCTCACAAGCTGATTTTATTAAAGTTTTAACCACGGATGTAAAATTTGGAAACGATATTGTTAATATTGCCGATATTCCCATAGATATTAGATTTTTTGCTTCATTCTTTTGGGAAAGAGTCACCAATAAGAAAACAAGCCAAAAAAGCCTTTCGAGTTTCATAGGTGATATGTTGGCTTATATGGTGGAAAACAGGATTGGAGACTTCTTCAACAAACTAGCGGGAGACAATTATGAATTTGAGACTTCGTGGTTTAATTTTGAAAATAAGGTCGTAGGCATACAGGATGCGAAGGCGGCGGCCCTTAAAGAAGGGATAAAATATTCTTATTTAGCTGTATATCCACAGCCGGTGGCAGGTTTCGCCGCCTCATCTCTTATGATAAAAAAGGGCAAATACGCCCACGCTAAAAAGATAGATCAGACACAAGACGGCATATATCATTTCATTTTGGGCGCGGCCGACTCGATCGTAAAAGCCGCCTCTTTTGAAAAAACAGATCTGAAATTCGAGAGGGAGAGAAGGCTTGTTGAGGGATCTTCGCCATTTGCCATTCTGAGGAATGTGTTTCAAGTTAATCTGAGATTATATGGGAATACTCTTTTTTGGCCTGGAAGTTTGGTATTTATTAATCCATCCCAAGCTGTGGGTGACGGTGGACATCCATGGATCCCAGGTTCAATATTTAATATAATGGGATTCGGCGGATACCATCAGATTATAAGCGTTAAAAACTCTATAAGTGATAATACATTTGAAACAACCTTGGAGACTAAATTTATAAATTCAGGGAACCCGCCACAGCCGGCAACCAAAGGCAAGACCACTACTACTACCCCAAGCGGCCTCACTAAAGGCGCCCCCATCGAACAACCAAAGAGCCTCACTCCTGTTCGAACTGAAGGGAATGTCAAAAAGTGAGACACCTTTACAACAGGATTTCTAATTAATGGCTATAAAATATAAAGCGACAAATTCAACAAATTTATTATCTTTATTCGTAGAAAGAATATTGTATGACGCAATTTTTATATCACCCGAAAATGCAGATCAACTTTTTGTTGTACCTGGAGGAAGGCAAAAAGCTTCCGGTGAGGCTACTGGTGTCAAAAATTATTGGGCGTTCGAAAACATCTTATATGGTAAAGTAAATAAAAGCCTGATATGTGTAGCTCCCATAAAAGAAATATTAAAACCTATTGATAGCGATGGAGAGACATTTTATGTCTTTTCAGAGGTGGCCGAGTGTTATTCAACTTTTAGGGATTTTTTTAACTTGAGGGCAAGATATGGCAATCTGGCTGAAGACAATTATTTGCAGTCTCCTAAAATTTTTAAGGCGTTCGAAGATGCAGATATAAATTATAATGTTTATTTGACTAAAAGGGTGTCCAAGTTTAATAAAAATATCTTCTTAGAACAACAAAATAATAAAATAAAAAATATAAAAGATTATTCAAAAAAATTTATAAATGATTTTATGAACAACAAGGGAGATAATATACTAACCAGAACCGCATATCGTTTATCAAATAAAGTTTCTTCAACCTCCGCTGGTCTTTCTATAGAAATAGCCGATCTCGATCCATCAAATAACGCAGATAAACAATTATTCCTCGATTCTCCAAATTTTCAATTTTATAAACAATCAGCAATAAATGCTGGCTTCCTTATTGACAAAAATATTCCCTGGAAATTAAATTTCGATATGTCATCTCCGGTAAACAAAGATAAAATCCGACTCGTCGGTCCTGGTATTGACGCGGCCACAAGTTATTTGACTGAAAATTTTGTTAGAGTTTATCGCGAAGATATCGAGTATTTACTTTCCATGATCGTAATGGGGTATAATTCTTTGGTTAATGATGCTCCATTTTATAGAGAGGGTCTTTGTGTTTTCTCGCGAGAAAAAGTTGATAAAGAAAAGATATTCGAGGAAACGCTAAAAAGAAATTATTGGATTAAAAAGTATATTTCAATAAGGAATAAAGAAGCAGGACATCCATATAGGAACACCGAGATTGATAAAATAATTTTTAATGCCATTGATTTACCAGAAGAGCGCGCAATGGACTATATTGATAAAAAATTTAGATTGCCTTTTATATATGAAGGATCGCTTACCTATGAGCTTTTTAAACAAAATTTTACACAAAATACAAAATTTCCCCTTGACAATTTCTCTGAATATGTTAAAATAGTAATACAAAGAGCGATTAACGAAATATATTGAGGGATAATGCTTTTTCAAACACTTGACGACAAAAAAGATTGCGTCGGAATTTACTATGATGAGCTTCTTTTCAACCAAGAATTACCAGATGACCTGACTCATACATGGTCATATTCGGGATTTCTGAAGGGAAAGGAGATTGAGTACGCAAAACTCTATTGTGGAGGAAGAACCCTCGATATGGTGTGCCCAGAGGCTCTGAGGGACCGCTACAAGAGATCCAGTGATAAACTCAGGGCTTTCATCAAATCTTTTATGACGGCGCGTGTATCGCTCGATGAGAACTGTTTTTTTGATTTAGTACCTCAAAAATTCCTTGAGGAGTTCTGTCAAGTCAAAAATTATATTTGTGAGCACGTTTTTGAGAATTATGAAAAGCCAAAGAACTATGATTATCTTGTTTCTTTGACTGAGATAATCGAAGACATAAAATATAGAAGCCTAAACTTAAATCCCCAGAACCTTTCCATGTTTAAAACAGATCATAGAAAGTTTTCACAAAACTTAAATCAGATTGAACATTCGTGCAAGTTCAATATTCACGGAACAAAGACCGGTCGATTGACAACAGAACCAAAAAGTTTTCCCATCCTTACCTTGAGGAAAGATCTCCGATCTGTTATTGAACCTCGGAATGATTATTTTGTAGAGCTTGATTTTAATGCAGCAGAACTAAGGACACTTATATCCCTTCAGGGCAAACCGCAGCCCAAAGAGGATATCCACGAATGGAATATTCAAAATGTATTCCGAGGCTTGGGGACGAGAGACGAGGCTAAGAAAAGAATTTTCGCGTGGTTATATAATCCAGAAAGCCAAGATTATCTTTCATCAAAAGCTTATGACCGCGATTCGGTGGTACAAAAGTACTTCACACAGGGCCAAGTGAAAACCTTTTGGGACAAGGTGATCCCATCAGAGGAGAGAACCGCATTGAATTACATTATTCAATCAACATGTGCCGAAAATGTTCTGAGACAAATGATTAAAGTATCTAATTACCTAAAAGGATGTAAATCATATGTTGCTTTCCCGATCCATGATTCTATTGTACTTGACCTTTCTAAAGAAGACAAAGAAAAATTGCCAGAAATCATAGATATTTTTTCTAATACGGCCCTTGGTAAATTTATGGTGAATGTCAGAGTAGGTCAAAATTTTGGCCAACTAGAGAAACTGGGGGTATAATTTGAATATCATAGGTCTAGGGGATGCTGGGTGTAATATTGCAGATGCTTTTAATCAATATCCTCAGTATAAAATATTTAAAATAAATGTTGACATCGAGGGAAAAGGGTGCTATAATATATTAAAGTGTCAGACAGCAGAGGAATACGAGAACGTGGATCTCCCAAAAATCAAAACATTTTTCAAGGGAACAAGGGGAGAGACCCTTTTTATTATTGGGGGTTCAGGAAAAATATCTTGTGCTTCTTTAAAAATATTGGAACACATTAGGCATTTGCCAATTTCTGTTCTCTATATTAAACCAGACATGGTATTGCTCAATAAAGTACAAAAAATGCGTGAAAGACTCGTTTTTGGTGTGATGCAAGAGTACGCACGATCTGGAGTTTTTGAGAAGATGTATATAGTTTCAAATACCGAACTTGATTCTGTTGTGGGGAGTGCCCCGATTATCGGATATCACGATAAGTTAAATGAAGTTTTAGTTTCAACGATCCATATGATAAATGTATTCCAGAATACAAAACCAGTAATTGGCAAAATCGGGAAACCCAAGGAAACACACCGCATATTAACGATCGGCCTTTTCGACGCGGAAAAAAATGAAGAAAAAATGTTTTTTTCCCTTGACAAAGCCCGCGAAAGATGTTATATTTATAGTATAAACGAAGATAAGTTAAGAACCGATAGCGATTTATTCAACAAGCTGAAAAAGCAAGTGAAATCAAAAACAACAGAAGATCTCAATATAACATACGCTGTGTATTCAACCAATTACGACTATGATCTCGGCTACGTTATAGAAAGAACACCAAACATCCAATTACAGGAAATAAATTGAAAGCACATTCAGGAACATTTAGGAAAATAGATGGAAGTCTACGAACAATGAGATTTATAACACTGGACAACCTTCCAGAAGGATTTTTTATCTCTCAAACAAAGGGCACCGGCAAGAAGAGAACTCTTGCAGAGGGGAGCAATCTTGTTTGGGATTTGGATAAACAAGGATTTCGTGTTTTTAACAGAAACACGATTATAGGGGAGATTGAGGATTTCAATATTGAAAGCCTTGAGAACTTCGAACTCATTAGTAATTTTGAGTAAACAACAAAACAAACTAGCAAGACGAGAGATTTGTCGTCTTGACTTTAGCCAATGGCACAGTATAAAACTAATAGGAGAAAATTAACATGGCATTAGATATTGCAAAAATTCGAGCAAGGCTCGATAGCGTTAAAAACAACGGAAAGGCAGGAGGGTCTTTTTGGCGTCCAAAAGACGGCACTCAGACAATCCGCATCGTTCCAACTGCTGACGGCGACCCCTTTAAGGATTATTGGTTCCACTATAACTTGGGTCCAGATCAACGTGGAGGTCTTCTTTGTCCTAAGAAGAATCATGGAGAGGAATGTCCCATCTGTGATTTTAAGGATCAACTCTGGAAGGAGTTTAATGGGAATCAGGATTCTGATACCATGAAACTCGCTAAGGACTTGAGCCCTCGGCAACGTTTCTTCTCACCCGTAATGGTTCGTGGTGAAGAAGCAGAAGGAATTCGTATCTGGGGCTATGGTAAAGAAGCCTATACTGCTCTTCTCAACTTGGTTTTAAATCCCGAGTATGGTGATATTACTGCGATCGATGACGGAACCGATCTTACTATGACCTATGGGAAGCCGCCAGGAGCACAGTTCCCGAAGACTACCTTGACCCCCCGCCGTCGCACATCACCGCTTTGTGATGAAGCGATTGGTGGAGAAGAAGAGTGTAGTCGTCTTATGGATAATATTCCCAACATCGACGGCCTTTTCCCCAAGAAGACGCTTGAAGAAGTCCAAACAGCTTTGGACGGGTTTATTAATTCTTTGGAAGGCACGAGCGAAGAATCTGACTCTTTCACTCCTCCTGTTCCATCGAATACAACTCCTGATGTTGTTGCTGCGTTCAATGAGCTAACTGGAAACTAGTAATCCCCCCACCGTTTGGGAGCACGCGGTTTAAAATAAGTGCTCCCATTTTTATTTCGAGGGGTTAATTTATGGCGAGAAAATCAATATCAACGGGCAAGCTTTCTATGGACGAGATGAGAAAGCTTATTAATAAGAAAGCCGGAATGAATGTCGCCCACAATCTCAAGGAGGCAAACCCAACAGAGGTTACACAGTGGATCCCTACTGGCTCCCGCTGGCTTGACTCGATCATCTGTCGCGGCAAGCTGTCTGGTATCCCTGTAGGAAAGGTCACGGAAATCGCCGGCTTAGAGGCAACAGGTAAGTCCTATATGGCCGCCCAAGTCGCTGCAAACGCCCAAAAGATGGGTATGGACGTTGTATATTTCGATTCAGAATCCGCCATTGACCCGACCTTTCTTGAGAATACCGGATGCGATCTCGACAAGTTGCTATATATTCAAGCAACCTCTGTCGAGTTCGTTCTGGAAACGATCGAAGAACTTCTTGGCTCAGACAATCAGATTCTCTTTATCTGGGACTCCTTGGCTTTAACACCGGCAATCTCCGATGTTGAAGGAGACTTCAACCCACAGTCATCTATGGCGGTCAAAGCGCGCATTCTGGCGAAGGGAATGTCAAAGCTGACTCTCTCCATCGCGAACACTAAATCCACATTTTTAGTTCTTAACCAGCTAAAAACAAACATAACCCGATCACCCAGCGAGGCGATGACAACACCCTATGTGACGCCCGGTGGAAAAGCTATGATTTATGCGTATTCATTACGCATCTGGCTAACAGGACGCAAGGCGAAAGCGAGTTTCGTGCTCGATGACAACGGGTTCCGCATTGGCTCCGAGGTTAAAGTGAAGCTTGAGAAGTCTCGCTTTGGAACGCAGGGGCGCCGCTGCAACTTCCAAATTCTATGGGGAGGAGATAAGGTAAGCATTCAGGACGACGAATCTTTGTTTGAAGCCGTAAAGGGTTCTGACAATATTCTTCAATCCGGCGCGTGGTTTACTATGGTTTTTGAGGACGGCTCAACTGAGAAGTTTCAAGCATCAAAGTGGGCAGAGAAAATGCAATCTGACAAGTTCCGGCAAAGAGTTTATCAAATCATTGATGAAGAAATAATTTATAAATTTCACAATCGGCAAGGAAAGGCAGAAGACTTTTACGAACCAGATGAAGGGTAAATTAAGATGAAGAGAGTAATGGTTATTGACGCCCTGAATGCATATTTCAGGGCGTATATCGTTAACCCCAGCCTGTCCAAAAACGGCCAACCGATCGGAGGATATAAAGGGTTCATAGGAATCTTACAGAAGTTATGTCGGGAAATGAAGCCCGATGAGATTATTATAGCTTGGGATGGAGCAGGAGGCTCTCTAAAGAGAAGGGCGATCAACTCTAATTATAAAGTTGGTCGAAAACCAATCAGGTTGAACCGAGACATTAGAGTTCTCACAAAGGATGAGGAGCTACAAAACAAAGTTTGGCAGCAATATCGCTTGATGGAAATGCTTAACTTTATGCCAGTCGTTCAGCTAATGGTTGACGCCGTAGAAGCTGATGATGTAATCGCTTTTATATCTCAATCTCCACGGTATAAGGGCTGGCAGAAGGTGATTATATCCAGCGACAAAGATTTCTTTCAATTGTGCGATGACGAGACAGTTTTGTACCGACCAATCCAGAAGAAATTTATGAATAAGCCAAGACTTCTGGAAGAATTTAAAATTCACCCAACGAATTTTGCCTTAGCCCGCGCCATGGCAGGCGATTCAAGCGACAACCTTCCGGGAGTTAAGGGCGTTGGCCTCGGTACCATCTCTAAACGCCTTCCATTTTTCGCGGAGGAGAAGTCTGTGACCATTCCAGCACTCATAGAATTCTGTGAGAACGATAATACAGGCTTAAAAGCCTTCTCTTTAATCTGCGAAGCGGAGGAAGTTATAGCAGAAAATTATAAAATCATGCAACTATATAGCCCATCCATGTCTATTGATGACAAAAGTAGGGTAAAATACGCCATTGACAACTTTGAGCCAGAGTTCAACAAGACAGAAGTAATTAAGCGTATGGCCGAAGACGGGTTTGGGAACTGGGATACATCAGACCTGTTTTCTACTTTCAAAAGAATATCAAGTAAAGCTTGACAAGACAAATCTTAGGTGTTATAATAAGACAATAGGGGGGAATAATGCCGAAGGAAGACTTTAGCCAATACGGTAAGGACTTTCAAGAAAGCTTGTGTCATTTGATTTTGGTTGATAGACCATTTGCAGATCAAATGTTCGAGGTTTTAAATATTAATTTTCTGGAGCTTAAATATCTCCAGGTTTTTGTGCAGTTGGTCAAAAAATATAGAGAGAAGTATTCTGTCCACCCGACAGAAAAGATTATGACATCTATTCTGAGAACAGAATTAGAAGAACATAACGACTCTGTTAAACAACAGATTAGAAACTTCTTCGCACGAATATCCAAAACACAGATAGAAGATTCTGAATACATTATTGAAACTTCTCTCGATTTTTGCCGCAAACAAAAGTTAAAAGAGGCAATGTTGAAATCCGTTCGGCTTCTTAAAACTTCTTCTTTTGATGAAATTTCTCAGGTTATCAATGATGCTTTAAAACTCGGTTCAGATTCTAACTTTGGTCACGACTATGTAAAAGACTTTGAGCAGCGATTTTTATTCAAGTCTCGAAACCCCACTCCAACCGGTTGGCCAGAAATTGACACCATAACTCATCAGGGATTGGGAGAGGGAGAACTTGGAGTGGTTATCGCTCCAACCGGCGCCGGAAAAAGTATGGCACTTGTTCATCTCGGAGCCGAAGCCCTGAAGGCCGGCAGAAATGTAGTGTACTATACTCTCGAATTGGCAGATACAGTTGTGGGATCCAGATTTGATAGTTGTATAACAAATGTACCTCTTAATGATCTTAGCTCCTTTAAAGAAGAGATTTATGAGAAGGTCCAGATGCTAAACGGAAAGCTTGTTATCAAGGAATATCCCACCAAGTCTGCTAGCGTGAACACACTAAAAAATCACGTTGAAAAATTAATAAATCGAGGATTTAAACCAGATGTGATACTGGTAGATTATGGGGATCTTTTGCACCCAATTTCAACATTAAAAGAGAAAAGGCATGAGTTGGAGACTATTTATGAAGAGCTTCGCGCACTTGCGCAAATACACAATTGTTGTGTATGGACCGCATCTCAAACTAATCGTTCTGGTTTAAATGCCGAAGTTATTACAATGGAATCCATAAGTGAGGCTTTTAATAAGTGTTTTGTCGCAGACTTTATTTTTTCAATATCCAGAACGTCGGAAGACAAATTGAGTAATTCCGGCCGCATCTTTATTGCTAAAAATAGAAATGGTCTGGATGGAATCATCTATCCGATCTATATGGATACAGCAAACGTCACAATACGGGTAGAGTCCTCAACGGGCGAGACCATTGGTGACGTTAAAAAAGAAGCCAAGAAAAGACAAGAAAAGAAATTGGTCACATTATATAAAAAAGTAAAAAACGGGGGAAAGTAATTAATGTCGATAAACGCACTACAAGAATATACGAGAATAGCAAAATATGCAAAGTATTTGCCAGAATTAAAAAGACGAGAGACTTGGAAAGAACAAGTTACCCGAGTTTTTGATATGCACCGAGAAAGGTTCGAGGACAATGACGAAATCATGTCTTTCATCGATGAAGCCGAAGCTGCTGTTTATAAGAAAGAGGTTCTGGGCTCACAAAGAATTCTTCAATTCGGAGGAGATCCAATCTTCAAGCACAACGCCCGCGTATACAATTGCGGCTTTGGCCACATCAACCGTACCAGAGTTTTTCAAGAACTAATGTATCTTCTTTTATGTGGTTGTGGTATTGGCTTTTCTGTTCAAAAGCACCACGTTGCCTCCCTTCCTCCTATCAGTCGTCCAGATGGTACAACTAGATCTCAAATTTTCGTCGTTCCAGATACTATCGAGGGCTGGGCAGATGCGATTGGTGTGCTGGTGACAAGCTACTTTGGCGGAAATCAAGAGTTTGATGAATATATCGGACACAGAGTTGTTTTTGATTATTCGGAAGTGCGACCAGCGGGTGCACCTTTGAGTTCTGGAGCGAAGGCCCCAGGCCCAGGTGGACTGAAGAGGTCTATTGAAAAGATCCGACAAGTGTTTGACGAGCGCCTTGGAGATAGCAACTATATCCGTATGCGCCCCATAGATGTTTACGATATTATTATGCACGCTGCCGATGCAGTAATTTCAGGCGGCGTCCGACGATCTGCAACTATTGCGCTGTTTTCACCCGAAGATGAAGAAATGGCCCGAGCAAAAACGGGTAACTGGTTTGTCGAAAACCCCCAACGAGGAAGATCAAATAATAGCGCCCTTCTTATCCGCGATCAAACTACAAAAGCAGAGTTTGATCAATTGATGGAGTGGGTGCGAGAATTTGGAGAGCCGGCCTTTGTTTGGGCCGAGAGTAAAGAGATGGGATTTAACCCCTGTGTTGAAATTGGCTTATATCCAGTTGATGTAGAGACGGGTAAACCTGGATGGCAGTTTTGTAACCTGACCGAGATTAACGGGAAGAAGGCGAACACTCCAGAGAATTTCTATAAAGCTTGCCGCGCAGCGGCAATCATTGGTACTCTTCAATCTTCTTACACGAGCTTTCCTTATTTGGGGGAGACATCCGAGAATATAACAAGGCGCGAAGCGTTGCTTGGTGTCTCTATTACCGGCATGATGGATAACGCAGAACTCTTATTTGATCCGCAAGTTCAGCGAAATGGCGCCAAGATTGTTAAAGATACAAATAAAGAAGTAGCTTCCATTATCGGAATCAATCAGGCTGCTAGAACAACCTGCGTCAAACCCGCCGGATCAACTAGTTGCATTCTTGGCACTGCTTCTGGAATCCATCCGCACCACGCCAAAAGGTATTTTCGTCGTGTGCAAGCGAATGTCCAAGAAAATCCGGTCCAACATTTTAAGAAATTTAATCCTAGAGCAGTTGAGAAATCTGTCTGGGATCCCAATGGAGTTACAGAAGTCATTACCTTTTTGTGTGAAGTTCCAGTAGGTGCAAAGACAAAGAATCAAATTGATGCATCAAAGTTGCTAGAAAGTGTTAAGTTAACACAACAGAATTGGGTTCGTTATGGAATTAATAAAGATCTTTGCACACAGCCATGGCTAAGTCATAATGTTTCCAACACAATTCATGTCAAAGAAGACGAGTGGGATGAAGTTGCAGACTACATTTATAAAAATAGAAAGTACTTCGCAGGCATTTCCCTGATTCCATGTTCTGGAGATAAAGACTATCCCCAAGCTCCTTTTTGTGCTGTACCTTACCCTAATGATATTCTTCGTGAATATGGCGCCGGATCTTTTTTTGCTTCTGGGATCATCGAAAAAGGTATTGCAGCCTTTGACCACGATCTTTGGGCCGCCAGCGATTGCTTGTTGGGAATTGGAGAACCGCTTGATCAGGTTACCCCCCTCAAGCGAGACTGGGCCACTGCTGCCATCAAGTTCGCGCATAGCCATTTTGAGGGAAATGTTAGAAAGATGACTTATTGTTTAAAAGACGTTTATAACTTAAAGCGATGGGAAAAACTTTCTCAAGAATATGGAGACGTTGACTGGACAACAATGTGTGAAGAAGAAAATAATGTACATTTTGAAGCAGACTCGGCGTGTGCTGGAGGCGCATGCGAATTACCAATTGAATATTTAGAAGCGCTTAGAGAATCGAAAAATATAATGCATCTGGAGGAAACATGAAATTTGAACCCTGTAATCGATATCTACTTATAGAGAGGATATCGGCCGAAAAAGAAGAAAGCTTTATAGCTCTTCCTGATAGTTTTAAAACTGAGGAAAAATATGAGAGAGTAAAGATTTTATTAATAGCGTCAGATGTGAGGCCACCCATTTCACCAGGACAACAAGTAGTCGTTTTGGCGCACATGATCGAAGAGGTTGATTTTGGCGAAGGTAAAGTCTATTTAGTATTAGAAAACCACGTCGTCGGCGTACTAAAGGAATAAGCATAAATGAAACTAACAGATAAACAATTTTTGAACTTACTCAAAGACCTTATTAAAGAAGAGGTAGGTGGCAAGGAGGTTCTTTTAGAAACTCCGAAGAAAAAGAAAACCATTCGCGAAAAAATGAGAGAACGTGAAAAGACTAGACAAGCATGAATATAAATATGAAACGATTGTCATTGGAGGGGGGATAAATGCTCTTTTATTCTCTTATTACAATAACTATCCTTGCATCTTTTGTAAACCTCTTGTTCCCTTTATACTTGATGTATACAATGAGGGGTACGACTTCTCATTCTTGGGTCTACGGCCCGGTGCCAGTAAGGTGCTCGTTTGGCAAAGATTAATAATTTCTCTTTCTCTTGGTGGTCTTCTGCCGATGGGAGACAAAGTTGCATCATTGAGTGTCCAAGAAAATAAATTAAAAGCCTCAACCCATAATTCTAGACTTGGAAGGTTTGAATTTAGCAAGCTCATCATCTTTGATGATAAAGATATCAGAGGCTTGCCAAGAGTAAAGGAACAGAAGTTTGGAAAGTGTAGAGTTGTTGATTGGTTTCATGTCCGTTCTGGTATGGAGCACGATCATAATTTGTTCGAGACCGAAGATAACTTCGTTAAGAAGGTTGTTTTCTATCCCTCCGAAAGATTTGGCAATCAAAAATCAGGAAGAATTAGAAAAGACCTTGTGGCGATATCACATTTGGACGAGGAGCAAATAAATGATTTTGATTATTCCGATACGATGGCCAAATTTAAGATAACCCAAATGATGAAGGATGCGGGAATCAGGGGCGCCCGAAATGGTCGGGATACTTACAATCCCAAGATTTATCGCTATTACTCTCCCAAAATTGAGGCAGTCGAAAGAGAGGTTATTAAAAATATTAAGAATTTTTATCACACGGATGAAAGATTTGAGTTTTATTATAAAACGCCAGAAGAAATTATTGAAAAGTTTAATCGCCATCCAGAAACTTACGCAGCAAAAATTGCAAACTTAATAAATCACGCGAACTATTTATAGATATGAAATCCTTATTCGAAGACTTCCGCAATTGGTCTACATTAGATAAAACGCAACTTCTTGTAGAGTCAATCCTCAAGGATGTTAGAAAGAAATATCCAGACATTAACACGGATGTAATAACGACTCTTTCCAATAACGATCCTTCCGGCAGAAATAAATATTTAATGTGGATGGCCAACCAACTTTACACACGATTAGTTGTTATGGCTAAAGAAGCCGCAGCAACTGTCGCACCACAGGATCGCCCGATATATGGTGACACTCTTGGGACACCCGCTATGTTTCGTCGCCGCCACCACATCGCCCATAACGCGGCAGCAGAGATAATGAGAGAAATAAAAAAGTTTCACGAAAACAGGCAGAGAATAAAAAACACGGATCTTAGCTCTTATAAAACCTTAGAAGATTTGAAAAAAGTTAATAGAGATCTGGGATTCACCGATAAACAAAAGAGAAAAAAGTCACGCGAAGCTGCAAGAGCCGGATCAAGTATCATTTTTCAAAATGATGATTTCTTTATGGTGAGGCCAACCACACAAAAGGCATCGTGCTACTACGGACGAGGCGCACCATGGTGCATTTCCAGACAGGGCAGTGATTATTTTCACCAATATACCAAAGAAGGTAAGGCTTTCTATATGATTTTGCTGAGAAATCTTGATGGCCCTGATCTAGGGCAGCACATTGTAATAGTTTACAATTCGGAGCAAGAAGCCACACAACCTTCCGAAATATGGAATTTTGACAATAAGGAAATCGGATACAGGGATCTTTTTCGTCACATTACCAAAAACATTTTGGCCGGCCATGTTTCTGATTATGAAAGATTTTATGAAGAATATAAAACATTCTCTAGTCAGCCATCAGAAAAAATAACACCCGAAATTAAAAAAGTATCGGAAGCCATACTCGAAAATAAGGACTCCTTCAGCGGCCCAATATCGAAAGAGGAATTAAAAACATACGACCCAGTAGATCTTGCAAATGCGATTCATAAAGAATTTGCACAAGCCTATGAGACACTGATTACTTCCGCATTTGTGAATAATTACGAAAACCCAGCAGATCCAAATGAGGTCAACCTAGCAATTTACAATAATATCTTGGCTGAATATGAAGATAATTTGCATACTGTCAGTGTAGATTTAAAGCTCGACAGTGAGGATCCAGAGAATATGCACTATTCCGCCGCAATGGGTTGGCCACTTCCCGGCGATCTCAAATATGCATTAGACGACGACGGGGTTGCATACGATTTTGGAGACTGGCAAAATGAAATTGAAGAAATCTTCAAAGCAGCCGGAGAAGATAGAGGGATTGATCCAGATACAATAGATAGCAATGATTATAGGCAGGATCCAGTCGTTCGCTTTGACTTTTACCCAAAAATTGATGAATTGAACCATTCCGATGGATTTAGGGATTTCTTAATAAGAATTTCAGATTATGATGGGAAACATGATGAGGTTCTCCAGCTTTCGTTGCAAATGATGGAAGAGAAGGGAATTATTCGTTCCGACGAATCCGGCGCCGCACTCGCCGAAAATGCTTCTTACGGAAAGTTATGTGAAAGCTGGAAGGGGTGGACGAAGAGATGAAACTCCTTATGGAAAACTGGCGAGAATATATTAAAGAAGAAACCGTGGATGAAGCCTGGAATCCTTTTGGTAAACAAGACATCGGACCCCCAAGAGAGAAGAGGAATAAGAAGGAGGCTCAGGTAAGCGGGGAAGACTTTGAAGACGCCGAAGAGATCTTTGAATACGCAAACGGTCTTATCTGCGTATTAAGTCACCATGGAGAGGCTGGCGGTACCGCCGAACAGGCCGGTTTCCCCGATCGTGACTGTGTCAAGTATATACTTGGCAAGTATGGCCCTACTGGCTGGTGGCAGGACGACGACACATTCTATATAAGAGGCTCGCGCGCCGGATCCTATGAAAACGAGACATTATCCGAGATGCTAGAAAGAGTAATAAGATTTTACGAAGAGCGACTGGAACCACTTTTAACTAAGTTAATAATCGCGCGAGCACAAATAGAAAATTATGGCAAACGATTTCCAAAAGAACTGGGACGCACCGGGAAAGCTCACGACCGCCTCTCAAAATCAATCGGAGCACTCGAACAGCACCGAAACGCTCTTTTGGGATTATACAAGAGATTACATGGCGTGGCAGGTTTGCCAAAATATACACCAAAACCTGGGATATACGATCTCCAAAAATTGAGGCAGCATGCCGGCGCCGCCTAAAAAGACAAATTTATTCAGCGGAAAACCCGATGAGGATTAATTGAGCAGCTTTCATCTGGCCGGCATCATACCGGTGGCAGGACAGCCATTAGACTTTAAAATGGACTGGCACGACGCGATGATGCCGATAGCACCGAACTACCTCGCGGTTGAGCGAGCGGTGTATGAGTGTACTTGGGCTGGATGTGAAACCATCTGGATTGTCTGTAACGATGATATGAAGCCGTTGATAAGACATCGACTTGGAGAGTGGGTCCAAGATCCTGTTTGGATTGGAAGAGGGCTCGATCCCTATCCATCACAGACGAGAAAACAAATCCCAATCTTTTACGTTCCGGTTCATGCAAAGGACGTGGGCAAACGAGACTGTTTATCTTGGAGCATCATTTGGGGAGCAACCACTGCTTTCAGAGTCTCGATCAAACTGAGCAAGTGGATCGTTCCCAAAAGATATTATGTGGCATTCCCTTATGGGGTTTATGATCCGGAGATTCTGAGACCACATAGAAAAGATATTTCAAGTGAGAGACCATTTATGTTGAGCCACGACGGGAAGACCGTTAAGAACAATGAGTATCTTGGATTTACATTTGGCCGCGATGACTTTGTTGCTTGTCGTAGAAAGCTCCGCGAGGGCACCGGACAGTATAATTCTGAGGTTATGGAGGACGGAATATATCCCAGGGAGAAACTGCCAAAAGAAGAAAGATATTCTGCACGACATTTTTTACTTGACAAAATCTTTGAACCTGTTATAATAGATATAGAAAGCAAAGTTGAAGTCCCATGGTATTACAACATAGATTCTTGGGATGGATACTGCGACTACTTGGGATCAGAAGAGCGAAAGCTAATTGAAAGACCTCACCCAATATTTATGAAGTATCACGAATGGAATGAAATAGGAGTTGATGATGAAGAATAGCAATGCAAACCAAGATACATTGGGAGGCGTCAGCGATGCTTGCAATAATTTGGTCGGAAGTACATTGGGTATCTCTCAGGATGATCGTCTGGGCGACGACGGCGCCTTCGGCCGCAGTTTGGAAAAAGCTTTGGGAGTTGAAGAAAATAATCGAGCCGGCGCCGATATAGTATTAAAAGATGGAAATATTGAACTCAAAACAACAAACGGAAAGTCTAAAATGACCTTGTTCTCCAAGGAGCCCATATGGATGAAGCAATGGTTCTCAGGCAGCCGTGACTTTTTCAAGAGATTTTCTAAGTGCGGAATAAGGTTAAACACTTCAATCAAAAGTGGTCCGAACAACTTGGGTCTTTATTTACAAATTTTAGAAAATCGCCTCATTATCATGCACAATGATCGTGAATGTGGTTACTGGGAATTAGATGCCCTTCTTGAGCATGCTGGAAGGAAGTTGGATAGAGTATTTTCTCTTGAACACGAGAAAGGCAAAATTAAAAAGTTTCATAAATATAGCGGAATGTCTTGTGATAATTTTGTTCGACTTGTTAAATCTGGGGATTTAGTAGTTGAAATTAGGATCTCCAAAGGGGGAAAAAAGAACAGGGGGACAGCCTTTAGAATTAATCCAAGAAAAGTCGAAAAGCTTTACGAAAAAACCAGCGGAGTTCAATAATGGATTTTGAAACAAGGGAATTTAAAAATGGAATTATGATCTTAGGAAATTGTCTGGAGGTTCTACCCACACTAGAAAAAGGATCTGTAGAAGTGGTCGTCACCTCTCCCCCGTATAACCTTTGCAAAAGATATTCTAATTATAAAAACTCAAAAACATCGAAAAGTATGACCGAAAAGTATGAAAAATGGTATGATGATGACCTGCCAGAATGGTCCTATCAGGGCCAGCAGCAAGCTGTTATTTTTGAGTTGATGAGGGTAAGTCGTAGTTCTATTTTTTATAACCATAAGATTAGATTTGCTTGGCACAATCGCAATATTTATCGCACCAATAATAACTTGCATCATCCGATGCACTGGCTAGATAAGTTCCCAATTTGGTGCGAAATCATCTGGGATCGATGCGGTATTGGTAATCCATCCAACAGGTATCATATCCAAGAGGAGAGGATCTATCAGATTAAAAAGCCCAAGAAGTGGGACAACAAAGAGCACAAGTTAACAAATATTTGGAAAATCCCACCCAGCAGAAATAAAGGTCATGTGTGCACTTTTCCAGAAAAATTAGTTGAAAATTGTATTTTTCCCACGACAGAAGCCGGTGATGTAATATTGGACCCCTATATAGGTTCTGGTACCACCGCGATTGTTGCCATAAAGAATTCGAGACGATTTATTGGAATAGAATCCAACAGGGAATACTTCGAATTGGCTTGTTTAAACATACAGAAACTAGAAGACGAATTAGAATCAGAAATAGGAGTTAATAATGAGTAAGCTTGATGGGGCATACATCGAGAAATTTCAAAAGGAGCGAATAATGAAAGATAACCGTCCCAAGACCTATAAAGGGAAGCAGGTAGAATACCGAGGTGAGATCTCCGATAGAGAATCTTTCGCAGAAAAGGAAGAAGGAATCTATTATATGATTTCCACTGGCTCTTTTTACTGTTACTATGACGGATCTGGATCACTTGATGCCCAGTTTATACCCAACCCACATAATCCAGAGGTTGCACATATGGAGCCTTGTTGGTATAGTGAGTTGAAGGAGAGCGAAGAATGAAAAATGAGCTAATTTTAAAAGTTGTGGCATGGCGTATAATATCTATTTTGATGACGCTGATCGTCCTGTATGCCATTACGGGAGACACACAGGAAGCTACATGGATCACCATATTGTTGCACACACTGTTTACTATCGGACACTATGTATTTGAAAGGGTGTGGGAGAAGTGGAGAGCGAAGTGATTGAAAGGCCGCAAGAGGGAGATTTCGTATCAATCTCCTCCGAAAGAACAAGGTTTGGAGACATCATACAGGGTATAATTTTAAAAGTTATGGATGTTCCTGGCGCACCATATGGAAAGATGTACGAGGTTTTTACTTGCGGAACTATTATAATCTATGTTCAGGGTTTTTGGAAATTTAAAATATTAAGTAGAGCAAATCAAGAAGTTAATAAATAAAGAAAGGTTGGAGAACACACAATGAAAAAGATCCCATTTGTTGGATTACACGCGCATTCCGTAGCTGGAAGCATTTTTGATGCCCTTGGGTATCCACAGGAACACATGGACTTTGCCTATGAAAACGGCATGGATGCCTTGGCATTGACTGACCATGGGAACATGAACGGCTTGCCATATCAGGTGCTTCACGCAAAGAAGATGAAGGAAGAGGGAAGAGATTTTAAGCCCATATTCGGCATTGAAGCATACTTCTTACCCAGTCTCGATGATTGGCGTGATGACTATGAAGCAGCCAAAGAAGATAAGAAGAAGCGCAAGACGCTAAATAAAGACGTAACTGCAACAACAGTTGAAGATGAAGAGGCATCAAAGAAGCAGGTTAGGAATATCCTTAATCGTCGCCGCCACCTCATCCTATTGGCTCAAGATCAGGAAGGATTGAACAATCTCTTCTCGCTGATCTCTGAATCATTCAATCCAGAGAATTACTACCGTTATCCCAGAGTTGACTACAAGCTATTAAAAAAGTACTCTCAGGGCGTTGTAGCGGCCTCTGCCTGTCTTGGAGGCGTGTATGCTGGAAACTACTGGGAGAACCGTGAGAATGGGGAACTGGCGGTCCTAGAGGCTATGCGTGAGACCACAAAAGAGATGATGAGTATCTTCGGAGATCGATGGTACGGAGAGCTTCAATGGAACAACATTCCAGAGCAACACGAACTTAATAAATACATCATTAAAATGCACGACGAGTTTGGAATTGAACTTATTTCAACTTCTGACTCGCACTATCCCAATCCGGATGCTTGGAAAGACCGTGAACTTTATAGAAAGCTTGGCTGGCTTGGGAAACCAAGGCCAGGATACGAGAGTCCAGATCTTCCAGCGGGAGTTGAAGAGATCGGCTATGAGTTATACCCTCGCAACGGGAACCAAATGTGGGAGGCATATAAGAAATACTCGGAATCGTGTGGTGTTGAGTATGATGATGACTTGGTTATGGAATCCATTGTAAGAACCCATACGATTGCCCATGAAAAAATTGCTGACTTTCTACCGGATAATACTGTTCGGCTTCCTGACTTTGTTATTCCCGCTGGAGAGACAGCAGACTCGGCGTTGGAGAAGTTTTGCATCGAAGGCTTGCGTCGGCTTGGTTTTCATACGAACGAGGAGTACACCGAGCGATTGCGTATGGAGCTTGAGGTTATTTCAGACCGAGGTTTCTCAAAGTATTTCTTGACGATGAATCAGATCAGTGAAAAGGCAAACGAGGTTATGCTAACTGGCCCAGGTCGAGGTTCGGCGGCTGGCTCATTGGTTGCCTATGCGTTGAACATTACACAGGTTGATCCCATCAAATGGGACTTGCAGTTTGCGCGGTTCCTTCGCGCCGACGCGACTGACTATCCCGACATCGATTATGATGTTGCTGACAGTATGGAGCTTAAAGAGATCCTGATTAAAGAGTGGGGAGAGGATAAAGTCGCGCCCATTTCAAACTGGAACACGTTGCAACTTAAGAGTCTTATCAAGGACATTTCAAAGTTTTATGGAATTGAATTTAAAGAAGTTAATGATGTAACCTCCGTAATGATGATGGAGTCCATCGGTCCGGCCAAATTGAAGCACGGTATCAAGACTGGCATCTATGCTCCAACCTTCGATGAGGTGATGGAGTTCAGCGATACTCTCAAGGTTTTCTTGGCCCGCTATCCCCACATTAAGACTCACATTGAAACCTTATATGGTCAGGTACGATCCTGCTCTCGCCACGCTGGCGGCGTTGTCATCGCCGAGAACTTGAATAATAGAATGCCCCTTATCAATTCTGGTGGTGTTCGTCAAACTCCATGGAGCGAAGGACAAAATGTTAGACACCTTGAAACCATGGGCTTCATTAAATTCGATGTTCTCGGTCTCTCAACCTTAAAGATGATCGACGGCTCAATTCGTCATATTCTGCGGAGACATCATAATATTGAGAACCCGACTTATGAAGATGTAAAAGACTATTATAATAGGAACTTACACCCAGATATCATTGACCTTGATGATCAGAATATTTACAAAAACATCTTTCAAACAGGGAAGTGGGCTGGCATCTTTCAGTTCACTGAGACTGGGGCCCAAAGATTCTGCCAGCAAGTTAAGCCGACAAGCTTGATTGACCTCGCGGCTGTTACTTCTATTTATCGGCCCGGTCCATTGGGCGCTAATGTCCACAATGATTATGTTCGGGCTAGAGAAAACCCCCACCTGCTTAAGTTTATTAATGAAGAGCATAGGTCTGTCACCGAGGAGACATCAGGCTTCCTTATTTTCCAAGAGCAAATTGCTCTCTTGGCTCATAAGCTTGGAAAGGATCTCTCTCTCGATGAGGGGAATGCTTTGCGCAAGGTCTTAACCAAGAAAGGAACAGGCAAAGAGGCAAAGGTTAAGAAAGCTTTAAAATCAAAGTTTATTCAAGGCTGCGTTGAAAAGGGCCTGAAGAAAACAACCGGCGAAAGATTCTGGGAAACCTTCGAGTATTTCTCGGGTTATGGATTTAACAAGTCTCATGCCGTATCTTATTGTATACTATCTTACCAGTGCGCTTGGTTACTTAACTATTATCAGGTTGAGTGGTTAGCTGCATTTTTGGACAAAGAACCTGAGACGAGAAAAGAAAAAGCAATTGGCATCGCAAAGTCTTTTGGTCTGGAGATCGAGGGGCTCAATATCAATTCTTCGGGAAGAGTTTGGGAGATTTCAGAGGATGGAACGAAGTTGATCCAGCCGCTATCTTCAATCAAGGGACTAGGTGACGCAGCAATTGATCAGATTACTGCTAACAGGCCATTTAATAATATTGAGGAGTTCCTGTTTAATGAGGGAATAACTTACTCGAAACTCAATAAGAAGAGTCTAGATGTCTTGTGCCGTTCTGGAACACTGAACTGTCTTATGGACCAGCGCTTCACTGGAGGTAAACACTTTTGGTCTGCGATATGTGTTGATCGGCCGAGAAAGGAACAGAATCTCATTGATAATATTGAGCGTTATTCTCCAGAGGGAGACTTCTCCGATGAAGAAAAGATTGGATATCTTGTTGAACTAACTGGAGTATTCCCATTTAATAAGGTTATGAAGCCAGAGATTTATAATCAATTAAGTGGAGCTTCTATTCCAGCGATTGCAAATTATGATCCGGAATTGTGCGAGTGTGTCTGGTTCATTCCGAGAAAGGTTGTCCCAAAGAAAACGAAGAACGGGAAGCCATATTGGATCATTGAGGTTATTGATGACACAAACACTTTAACGAAGATTCGTTGCTGGGGAGTCAAGGAGCACGATAGAATTCATGTTAATAAACCATATATGGCAAAATTAGAGTACAATGAGAAGTGGGGATTTTCAACTCGAAGTCTCCGAAGAAATTTTAGAATCTTAGCATAGGGGGACAAGTGTCTTTAATCGTTGATGTTATCGTTGGTGTTCAATACGGCGATGAAGGGAAAGGAAAGGTTACTCATCACCTTTTAAAAGATGGGGATTATACACATTGTGTCCGTTATAACGGTGGATGCAATGCTGGTCATACTATTTATCATAACGGTGAAAAGTTTGTCACACACCACATTCCAGCCGGCGTGTTCTTTGGTGTGAAAAGTATCATAGGCCCCGGCTGCGTTGTTAATATACACAGGTTCTTCGCTGAAATTAAAATGTTAAAGGAGGCCGGCATAGACGTAGCCAACAAAATTTATATTGCAAAGAACGCCCACACCATTAGGGACGAGCACGTTGTGAGAGATAGTAAAGAATCAAAACTGGGAACTACCAAAACAGGCAACGGGCCCTGCTATGGAGCCAAATATTCTCGACTGGGTTCTCGTGCCGAAGACTATCCGTTGCTTCATGATTATCTCATTGATATGTACGAGGAGTTTTATTTCCACAATCCCGACGCCACTGTTCTTTGTGAAGGAGCACAGGGTTTCGGACTAGACATCGATTGGGGGGATTACCCCTACGTTACGAGTAGTCA